AGACAATAGATCAAAGTGCGTATTTTGATGTAGAAAAAAGACAATTATCTTATCAACATTGTTGGGAAGATGAAACTGATCAAAATCCTATTCACCAAGAATTTGTGAATAGATATGCTTTAATTAGAAAAGATACAGGTCAATTACTTGGTATTCATTCAGAAGATTATATTGTTAGACCTTATTCAGTATTAGCTGAGAAAGTTAATGATGTAATTAGAGAAGCATTACCAAATTACGAAGAATTTGAAATCACTACACAAGACCATGTGTATGCAAATGGTCGTAAATATAGACGTGATATTAACTTTTGGAATAAAGATATTCAAATAGAATCCTTTAAACACAAAGGTCAACAAGAAAAAATAATTCCACAAATACGAATATACTCATCACTTGATGGTCAATGGGGCCAACAAATAATGTTTTCTTCAATGTATATGTGGTGCATGAACGGTATGGTTAGACCAGATTGGACTTTTACTGTTTACAATAAACACAGCTCTAGAAAAGATATTTCATATTCTGTTTCAGAGTTTAGATCTGGATTACAAGATCATGAAGATCTAGGTAATGAAATGTTCAAAATGTTACAACGAAAGGTAAATACATCAGATGTTACAGAACTATTTAGAAAAACACTCGCTGCCAAGCCTTATAAAAAAGGTTTGGATATTGAGCATGACAGCATTCTTGTCCTTAATCATTTGGATAATTTATGGTGTAAATATAATGACAGGTACGGCAGTACACTTTTTGCAGTTTACCAAACAGCGACTGACTGGGCAACACACCCAATCACTCGAGGATCAATTTACAACGTATCAAGAAAAAGAGAAAAAGCTGTAGCAAATATGCTTAGCAGCAAACAATGGGAGAACATGTATGTCTGATGAATTTAGAGTACATAATTTTTACAATTATACTTATGAAGAATTACCAGCAGTTAAAGATGAATTTATGGGTTATTACGAATCTGCTTTACATTTTAAAGAAGCACAAAGTGATTTATTTAAATTATGTAAATCATGTTGGTTAAAAAAACATGATGAACAACATGGTGGTCATGATGTAGAAGATCCAGCAATTTATGAATTAGCTGAAGAACATTGGAAAGAACAGGAGAAAAATAATGGACATTGAAAAAATGCTAACTTATTTAGCATCAACAGACGAAACATATTCTAAATTACAAGCAGAAATTTCATATGGTGAAGATATGCTTAAGAATATTAAAGGAATATTTATTAGTGGATCAGAAGTATCAGTATCAAAAGCTACTGAAAATTTCTATGCATCCCCTAATTATAAAAACCATATTAACAAACTTCATACTATTAATTTAGAGTTGTTAGAACTTAAAAATAAAAGACGAACAGCTGAAATGAAAATAGAAGTTTGGAGAACATTAGAAGCTTCAAGAAGAAAAGGAAATGTATGACAATAAAACAACTTTATCAAAAACACATAAACAAATTAGATCAAAATAAATTTATATATGCAATAAAAGTTGCTTACGATTTGTTATCTGACAAAGAGCAACGTATATATCAATTAGGATTTGAAGCAGGTTTTAAAGAAAGTGAAAAAAGCAAAAATCCTTTAATTGAATATGTACCTCCTATTCACACTAAAGTAAAAAACAATCCAAATATATTTGAAGACACTTGCAAAGTTGTCTGTAATTATTTTAAAATATCAATGACTGAAATATTAGGTAGATCTAGACAACAATATATAATTATACCAAAGTCTATGATTATAAATTTAATGCGTGAATTAACTCATAATTCATTGCCAACTATTGGTCATAAATTAGGTTTAGATCATACAACAATATTGTTTCATGTTAATTCCAAAGCTAATATGCAAGGTCTTTGGAAACAAGATAGAAATTTTAGTGTATTTAATGAACTAAAACATCAACTTACAGATGTAAGTCATTAATATTGCTGCCGAATTTAAAGCATCATAGTCATATGTTTAAGTCTTTAATAGCTAGGAAGCCTTGGCATAACTAAAGAGTTATAACCTGCCTAGCACACCCTATTGTGTGTAGTATTTTTTTATCATATTACCTTTACTACGCACAGTAGGAAGAACATATAGGAAACATTTACCATATTATACAGTAAATAAGTGCGTATTGTCTTTTTATGTTGATTTGGTTTGAAAGAATAATTAATTGGTGTCGAAAGCCATTAATTATCGGTAGTAATAGACTAAAATACCCGTATTGTCTAGCTATATTTACTACCGATAACTTTTACCCCAAATTATTGTTCACTAATGTTCTAATTAAATCATCATTATTATCAAAAACAACAGTAAATAATGGAGGTATAAATGGCTAATGAAGCTTTAGGCCCTTTATTCCACAATGCTTTAATCCCACAATTTGTAGCTGCTAGAAAAAAACTCAACATATCTCAATTAGAGATGGATGAGATTTTGGGAGTTGCAAAAGGATTAGTTAGCAAATGGGAATGTGGCATACGAAAACCAAGTGGATGGTTATTCTGCTGTTGGGCAGATGCTCTACAAATGACAATACAATTAACTCCAAAGGTGCAAAACAATGACAATCAACCCAGATCTTAATCCAGGTGATATAACAAACGATCCTATAGTAAATGAAGTCGTTAAGTTAATTCTTGATCGACACATACAAGGTATGGACAAGTTTGGTAAGACAATGGAAGCTAACGAAAGACCGTTAGACCAATGGATTGCTGAAACAATAGAAGAACTACTAGATGCTGTTCACTACCTTACTAAAGCTAAATCAATAACAGATAAATTTAAAACTAAAGAAAAACTTTTAAATGATCTTTTAGAAAAAGCTAAAGAAAATACATTTACTGTAAAGGATGATGATGTTCAAGTTAAAGAAAAAGTCTAATATAGACTACGCAGCACCTCATATAAGACAACAAGCTTTTAGAATGAGGCTATTAAAATTCTATAAAGAAATAGAATTTAATGACGATGTTTACAATCACAATGCAACGATGATCTTGAAAGGTACTCTACCCTACAAGTTTGTTAATGAAATAGAAAGGTTGAGGTTAGAACATGAAAAGAAAAAAAAAGAAAAATGGGAAAAAATCAAACGTAAAGGTGCAACAACTATGGGATTACAAGTTAGAAACATTGTTGCAAATGCAGTTAAGAAAGCACCCTAAACATTTTTATAAAGTAGGAGGAACTATATGATTAATAAATTAATAGTCATAAGAATAAACGGAGTAGAACAAGAAGAATTAAATGATTTAAAAGATCATTTAGAAAATAATTTTTGGGATTGGAAAGAAATTTCAGAAAAAACAATTAATCAAGAAAGAACAAATGAAAAAAGAGTTTGATAGAAAACAAGGTATTGGTGGTAGTGATGCTACCAAATTATACAATGGTGAATGGCATTCATTGTGGTTAGAAAAAACAGGCGATGCCGAACCTGTAGATTTATCTGATGTATTACCAGTACAAATGGGTGTACATACAGAACCATTTAATATTGCATGGTTTGAAAAACAATACGGATTAAAAGTTAGTAATAGACAAGAAACTTTTTTCCATAAAGACTATCCTTATTTATATGCTCATGTTGATGGTTTAATATTACCAGAAACGCAGTCAAATTATAATCCAGATTTAAATAATGACGAAGGTGCTTTATTGGAATGTAAACATACTAATGCATTTACAAATTCTAAAAAACAAGTTGATAAATATAAAGCACAGATACAACACTATTTAATGGTGACAGGTTATCCTAAATTATATTTTTCTGCATTTTATGGAAACATGAAATACGAAGCTTTAGAAATTACTGCTGACACAGAGTTTCAAGAACAATTATTAAATGCTGAAGTTTTATTTTGGCATTTTGTAACAACTAAAAAAGAGCCACCAGAACATATTGGCTTTGATAATTTTAACCAAAAGGAGTTTATTGATGGCAGGACAATCATACCCATACTCTCCAGGGCATAAAGAAGTTGATACTTCTATAGAAGCTGCTGAAGCAATTAAAGAAGGTGTAGAAACTATTAGAAATAAAGTATTTAATGTTATTGCTAATAAAGGAAATTTTGGTGCTACTGCTGATGAAGTTGCAGAGTTATTAAATTACAGTCCATTTACTGTAAGACCAAGAGTGACTGAGTTATTCAAACTCAATAAAATTGAACGTAAAGATAAACGTAAAAATCTAAGTCAGAAAGCTGCCTATGTATATGTAGTTAGTAAGACTCATATTAATAATCAATATACCGAGAAAGGAATATAATGGGTAAACCAATAGATAGTAGAGCTTTAGCTATATTAAAAAAATATGAGCTAGATCAAAAAGACGATCAAGGTCAATACAAAGCCTTATGGGATTGTCATGGTAGTTGGGTTATGTATCACAGATACATAGAACTAGCAGGTGCTAAAAATGGCATTAAATACAAATTTGATGAGATAGAAACTAATTCAGCAAATAGTATTGTATGTATTAAGTGTACTGCTGTGTTAGACAAAGGTAATGACAAGAAAATACAAGTATGTTCTTATGGAGAAGCATCTCCTAAAAATCTCAAAGCTGGAGGTTATCCATATGCTATGGCAGAGAAACGTGCTTATGACAGATGTGTTCTTAAGTTATTAGGTTTACATGGTTTTGTTTATTCAGAGGATGAAATGCCACCTGAAAAATTAGAAAAAGGTAAAGCTAATAAATTAGATAATAATATTAAAATATTAAAACCAAAGGAGAAAACAAATGATAAACAAAGTAATACTAGTAGGTAGATTA